ACAATTAAGACGGTTCCGACTGCTATTTACCATAAGAAGTTACAGGTCTGGGAAATTCCAGCAAACAGTTTAGCGGAACTCCTAGATAAGCTTGTATTCTTTGACTCAGTGGATTTAGTAATGAAGCCTGATGAAACTTCTGAAATTTCAGAATCACCATTAACTAGTGATGAGATTAGTAAATTTAGGATCAGACCTTACGATCATCAGATTGAAGCTATTAACTACGGACTAGAAAAAGGTAAATGACTTCTACTAGATAGTATGGGCTTGGGTAAGACCCTGGAATCCATGTACCTGGCAGAAACTCTCCACCACAGGGGATTAATTGACCACTGTTTAGTAATATGTGGTGTAGATAGCTTACGCCAAAACTGGAAAGCTGAAATTCAGAAGTTTTCAAATGAGTCAGTAATAGTATTGGGTGAACACATCACCAGGACTGGGACTATCAGATATAATACACTAGCAGAGAGAGCCGAGCAGCTGCAAAATCCGATCCCGGAATTCTTTGTAGTAGTGAATATTACTAACATTAGAGATGATAAATTCATTGAGGCGTTTAAAAAGTCTCAGAATAAATTTGGGATGATCATATTTGATGAAGCGCACCGTGCCACTAAGAAAAGCCAACAGGGCAGTAACCTGCTTAAGCTCGATGCTATCTATAAAGTAGCTGCTACTGGAACTCCTTTAGTAAATTCACCGATCTCAGCTTACCTTCCATTGGCGTGGACAGGCCGTGATCATTCCACTCTCACTAATTTCAAAGCTCAGTACTGTAACTTCGGAGGTTTCGGCGGTAATCAGATTGTTGGGTTTAAGAATTTAGATTTACTAAAAGAAGAATTGGAATCTTGTTCCTTAAGACGTACTTTTGATCAGGTCAGAGGAGATATGCCTACCAAAACCATCGAGTATGAATTAGTGGAAATGGATGATACGCACCGTAAATTCTATGAAGCTATTAAAGATGGTGTAAAGGAAGAAGCAGATAAGATCGATCTCAAACCAGATAATCTTTTAGCATTAATGACCAGACTCCGTCAGGCTACCGCAGCGCCATCCCTACTAACTTCCACTAAAATAGAATCAAGTAAGATCGAGCGAGCAGCTGAATTAATTGAGGATATTGTGGAATCGGGTGAAAAGGTTATGGTAATGTCTAACTTCAAGGAACCTGTGTACAATCTTGCAGAGAAAGTTGCTCACTTAAATCCTTTAGTGTGCACAGGCGATCAGACCGAAGGATCCGTGCAGCGCAATGTGGACGCGTTCCGAAATTCCACTAATTACAATATTCTGATCTGCACCCATGGAAAGATGGGGACTGGGTTCTCTATGCCGGAGTGCCACTACATGATAGTAATTGATCAGCCTTACACCTATGCACAGTTCTCACAATCTGTGGATCGAATTTATAGAATTACTAGTGATCAACCAATCTTTGTTAAAGTATTAGTATGTAAAGATACGGTTGATGAACGTGTTAGAGAGATTGTTGAAAATAAGAAAGATTTAAGTGACTATATGATTGATGGGGCACAAAATCCAAGATTTACAGATACTCTAAGACAAATTATCAAAGAATTATAAAAAATAGTTTACTTTTTGTTTATTTTATAGTATAATTACTGTATAGTAAAGGGAGGACTACTAATGGGAAAAGATACTTTAAAGGTTATGGGCGCTTCAAATCATTGTGATGAAGAGCGTTCTAAATTAGATTATTACGGAACAGATCCAAGATCAACAAAGGCTTTACTAGCAGTGGAAAAATTTAGTCACGAAATTTGGGAACCATGTGCTGGGCATCATTTAATTGCTAATGTACTAAAAGATGCAGGCTATATAGTTGTAACATCTGATATTGCTGACTATGGATTTGGTGATCCCAAAGAAAACTTCTTAGAATTTAATGGTTTGTGGAGTGGAGACATTATCACAAACCCACCATACGGACTATCCACTGAATTTGCAGTAAAAGCACTACAAGTAGTAGAGCCTGGGCATAAAGTGGCTATGTTCCTCAGAACATTGTTCCTCGAGGGCACTAAAAGGTTTGAAAAATTATTTAAGGAAAATCCACCAAAGGTAATTTACGTATTTACAAACCGTCAAGTATCAGATAAAAATGATGATTTCAACAAAGGTTCAGCAGTCAGCTATTCCTGGTTTGTCTGGGAGAAAGGCTGGAAAGGCGAACCTGTAATTAAATGGATTTCATCTAAGTAGCTGTAATCAGGCAGATTTCAATTCTGCCTTTTTATGTTTATTTGCTAAATTAATTGAGTTTTATACATAAAGGAGAAAATTTATGTTTGTACCTAATAGTTGGAATGTCATCTATACTGTTAAATTTACTACACCTGATACGGCACATTTAAATGATGAGTTTGATAGTAGAGAAGACGCCATTGCATATGCTAAAGAACATTTAGACCTTAATCCAATAGTTTGTGGCGTAGAATGTTTTGTTGATGATTGTGGAACTGTTACTGAAGAAAGCGAACCACAAGAAATCTTTTGTCATAAACCAAGTGAAGAAGAAAAAATTCCAGAACCAAAGCTAGATCGTCTTGCTGAACTCGAAGCAGAGTTAGCAAAGCTTAGTGGGGAGGAAAAGGAATCAGAGGAATCCAAAAAAGAATCTGATGAATCTGATGAATCGGAAAAATCTAGTGAAAACTTAGCAGATGTTGTAGCTGCTGTGGAAGCAGAGCTTGCTAAAGAAGAACCAGAAGATGTAGATCCTTATGGATTTGCAGGCGGAATTGAAATTCCAGAAGTTACAGCTTGTGTAGATCCATTTGCGTGTGATTTTAGTGATATTAGTAAAGATGAAGCAGATTATGCTGCTGTACAAGATGGTGTGTTAGACCCAACAGCTTTCTTAAAGACTGTAGCTGACGAACTCGGCGTTGGGGATAAAGTTATGATTACTCCGGTTGAAACCCCGGAAATTCCAGAGGTTAGACGAGTTGAATTAGTAAAAGATGATACTATCGATTTTCCAGAACCAACCAAGGATGTTGTAGGATTACCAAGTAAAGTTGATTTTACTTTAGGTGATGATTTGGTGGAGCCAAAAACAGAGATCGTTGTAGCTGCAGAAGTTCCTACTGAAGTAGCAGCAAATTTAACCGATGAAACACCAGTAACTGTGGCAGTAGCACCTGAAGCAGAATCTGCTGTTAAATTTAGTAACCCACTTCCAGATGCAACACCATGTGCTATGGAAGCACCAGCCGAAAAAATTTCAGTGTGTGCTCCATGCCCAGAGTGTGGTAAAGAAGTTTGTATTCCAGTTAATGAGGCTGTTGATATTCATATAGAAGATAATGAAGTTAGAATTGCTGATGCTAGTGGTGAAGATGTTGGTATTATTCCAATTGATCCAGAAAAAGAAAATTCTGAAGAACTTACTGAAGAATCGGAACTCTCTAAACACCAAAAGATTGCAGATGAATTCCGTGCATCGATTACTAAAGAATCACTTGAAGGTACAGTAGATAAAGATTTAGCAGATGATAGAACCCCAATTCAATGGCCTGCTGAAGAAGAAACTGAATTAACTGATGGTAATGAAGTAAGAAAGCATGAGAAAGTGATAGAAGCAGCTGGTGAACATAATCCAGACGATCCAGCAACTGATACTTTAGACTCAGAAGCAGATGCTGTTAGTGAAACTTCATTGCCAGAATATGAATATACTTGTGTATTTGACGGTGTGGAAGTTGGTACTATTATGGCAACTGATGAAGATGATGCATACCGCAAAATGCAAAGTGAGTGGCCAGACCTTCCTTATGGATTGTATGATGGTGTAGCTGAAGTTACTTGCACTAATTGTGACGATGACGATATGTCAGATGTTGAATTAGCACAAAAGTTAGAAGACTATAAAAACAATAAATAAATTCAGAAAGACTCTGTATTGAAAAATGTAGAGTTTTTATTTACAAAGAATTAAATGTATGCTATAATATATGTATGAAAAGAAAGATTAGACTTACTGACAAAACTACAGGCAAAATAATTGAGGGAGAGATTGAAGTTAGAAACCTTGATCATTTTAATGCACAACTTAGAAACAAAGCTAAGGTTTTTAAATCTAAGAAAGGTAAAGGTAGTTATACAAGAAAGGCTAAACATAAAACTTTCTAAAAAATATTTTACAAAGATAACTTTTTATGTTATAATTATAATGTAAGAAAGAGGTAAATAAAATGTTAAAAGAAAAAGTTCAAAAATTTATTGATGATTTATTTAACGGTTGGATTGACTTAGCCTGTGATGACTTAGATGAGCTTGAGTCTTACGGATTAGAAGAAGGCGATGAGAAAGATTATGCTAGAGCAAGACTTCAAGAAGTTGCGGATGATGTTAAATACTTTGTAGATGAAGAATTACAGTGGTATACTGATGATGTTGAAATCTTAAATGCCAATAAAACAGATTTAGTTGACACGCTTAAAGAAGTATTAAAAGAATTACATTACGATGTCAAATAAGAAAGTTGAAAAATACTTTCTTTTTTTATTTACAAACTTTAAAAAATATGTTATAATATTAATAGAAAGTAAGGAGAGGGTTATGAAAACTAATCTCAATGAACAAAAAGGTTCATATGCATATGAGCTCACACAAAATAAATCAGAAGTAGACGCAATGTATGCAAATCCTGCAATTAATGCAAATTTATTTAAAACAAATGTTATAGAGTTGGTTAAGGCTGCGCATGACACGCCTGCTAAACGTAACTTCTTAATGGTTCTTATGAAACAAAGAACAAAAGATGATATTCTTCAATATCTCTACAATGTTATTCTAAGAGCCGGCCATCTATCAGCAAACATTAATGATAAATGGGCAAATGAAAGATAGCGGTTGTTGTTTAAATTCCATATATACCTCCTTTGAAAGCTAATCCTGTGGGACTAGCTTTTTTTGTTTTTATTATTGTATAATAATGTGATGAATTTTGAAGAACATAAGGCACAAATGATGAAACTTATTGATCGTGTTGAACAAAACGATCGTACGGTGTTTCGCCTACTAAAATCAGTGAGAGAATTTCAGATCACCCGTGACATAAGGACTGCTGTGCGTTATGTTATTATTGGGTTTAAGA